AAATAATAATCTTACATTGCAAGGAGTAAAAGCTAGAGGAAGTGGTTTAATTGTATTTCCAAAAGAGCATGATAGAGAAATACAAGGACAAGCCTTTATGTGTGGGTCTGTGTATTATAAAATTGCAGATACTGGAAGTAGTTGTTTGTTATTTAATTGTGGTAGTTGTGATGTACATTTTATGTATGATTCAAGAACAGATGGAGATGCAATTATGACATTAATGGAAAATGTTGTGGTTACTAGTAGTGGGGCAGAAAATATAATTATAAATAAAAATAGATGCATTCCTTATAATTCAAATTGTTCAGTATGGACTAATCCTGAGATTGGAGCAAGTGGAACAGTAATTCATACTGCTGGATATTTAGGTGGTTCAGGAACATCTATTAAATTTGTATCAGCTCCTGTAAGTACAGGAATACAAGGTGGAGAAATGATTTTTTGTGCAGGGTCTTCATATTTAATAAAAACTGATAATATTGCAGCAAGAACATTAACTGTTGATTGGAATATTTCAATGCATGAGCACTGTTAATAATGAAACAAAGATATTCGCCAACATGGATTAGTGATACATTCCCTTTGAAAGATTTAGAATGTCAATATTTTGATATATGTAAAAGCTTTAATCCAAAACTTTGTAAGTATGGTCAACCTTGTAGAGCATATTTTATATTAAGTGATGATACAAAAGTTGAAGCTAGAGCTATATTTCGTCGTGGGCTTGAAACTTATGTTACACAGAATAATTTAAACACACAAATCAAGTTAATTTTGGGAACTAGACGAATAAAGTCATAAAATCGAAAATATGGTCTTATATAAATTAATTCTATTTATTTAAAAAGAATCTTTAATTAATAATTTTAGGTGATAGTCACCAAAACAAATATTATGGTAAGTATTAAGAAACCAACACCCAAAAAAGATTGGAGATTAATGGAATTTTTCGTTCCAATTAGTGAGGCTGTTGGAACAGGAAATGATTTTATGATTAGAGGAGTTGCTATTAACGAAACCACAACTCGTAATGGTGTTACATATACTGCTTCTGAATTAGAATCTGCAGCACCATCTTTTAGAAATAAACCCATCATGGTGGACCACTCTGGTTCTATTAAAGATATAGTGGGACGAACAACAGAAGGTGTTAATTTTAATCCCGCCAGAAAAGCTATTGAGTTTGAAGGAAGAATTATGGACAACAAAATTAAGGAAATGATTAACGATGGTAGGATTACAGATGTTAGCATTGGAGCTAAAGTAGATGACATTGTTGAAAATAAAGATGACGGTTCTTTTACTGCTATCGGCTTAGAAGGCTTGGAGATTTCTTTGGTGGCAATACCTGGAGACCCTGGAGCAAATTTAGCAAACGCATTACATGAAGCTTTTAATTTAAAGGAAATGGAAATGAATGGAGAAGTAATTGATTTAGCACCAGAAGAAGCAGACAAATTTGAATCACAATTAAATAACGAAGAGGAGGACGATATGGAAGAAGCGGAAACAAAAGCACCAGAGGAAACTACTGAAGAACCAACTGAGGAACCTGTAGAAACTACTGCACCAGAAGTTGCAGAAGAAAAGGTTGTTAAGGTTGATATGACAGAAGCGAATAAATCTATTGCAGCATTAAGCGAAATTGTTGGTAAGTTAGCAAAGAAAGTTGCTGAACAAGATGAGACTCCAGCTCCATCTGCAAAGGCAGAGGAAGACGAGATTCCACAACCACAAGTTGCTGATGAAACAACTGGCGAAGTTGGCGGAGAAGAACCTGAAGCTGTAGAGACTACAGATGAAGGATTTGTTGTAGAAAAAGCCGAAGCAGGGACAGGATTTCAGATGTATAGAGATTATTCTAAAGACAGTGGTAAGTTCAATAGACTTTGCAGATAAGATTTGATACAATGAAAGGGGGTTTTGAAAAATATGGCAGTTAATCCTTTAGGATACCAAAATTTAACAGATGGCGGAACACCTAGGATTATAACAGGATACGCTAAGGAGATTATCAGTGGCGGTCAATTAGTCGGTGCATCTGGAGCAGCAGGTGTTGTTACAAGCGGTGCAGCAAGTTTTGCATCAAGTGATATTGAATTATATCATATTGTTGATGTAACAGACGGTGCAGGAGCAGCAACTTTTGTTGGTGTGGCTTTGCATGATGTAGCGAGTGGAGCACCTTTGAGTTTTGCTACACGAGGTTCATTCTTACTAATGGTAAGTGGAGCTAACGTAGAAGCAGGATTTAAAGTCCAAGCAATGGGAGAAAGCAATATTGGTGAACTAGCAATAAGTCAATCAGGAGCTTTCGGAGCAATTGGACGAGCATGGACTTGTGGTAGTGAAGATGATTTTGTAGTTGTCGATATTCATGGTTAAAAATGGCAAATAATATGAAATATGTTAAAGAGTTGTTACAAACAGATATCGGTACAGAAGGTCAACTTTTAATACCAAGAAAAATTCACGATACTCTAATTGAAGCAGTAGATAAGAATCTAATCCCACGAAGTGAAGCAGCATTATATTTTGGTCCAGGAGATATTCCAGGTTCAAGTATTGATGTTGATTTAGTTACACCAAACACAATGGATATTCGTGTTGTAGGTGAGGGAGCAGAATCTATTATCGACCAACCAGCATATACATCATTTAACATGAAACCAGTTAAATATGGTGTAGCAATCAGAATAACTTCTGAGATGATGGAAGACAGTAAATGGAATTTACTCCAACATAGCGTTATGACAGCAGGAAAACGATTTGCTGAAAATGAGACTAGTCTTATTTTAAGTGATGGCCTAGGTAACTATGGAAACTCAGTTACCGGTGGAGCAGCAATTACGATTGCTAACATTACTAGAGCAATGCAATATTTGGATGATAACGATTATACTCCAACAACATTATTTGTTGGTATGGAAGTATTGAACGACCTTCGAAATATTGATACGTTTGTAGAGGCAAATAAAGTTGGAAATACAGATATGCTCCAGAGAGGGTTCTTAGGAACTATCTATGGACTTAATGTACTTAAGTTTTCAACAAATGCAGCACCTTCAACAACATATAGCGCATACGCTTATGTTACAGACAAGATGCACGCATACGCTATAGCTGAGAAACGAACTGTTACAATCCGTAATTTTGATTTACCTGTAAATGATATGAGCGCAGCAAATATCACACAGAGAATCGTAGTTAAAGAGCTAAGAGCAAACGCAATTTGTAAGATTATAACATCTTAAAATTAAGTAAGTCTTAATATAACCATGCAGTTTTGAGAAATCTGCTGAAAACAAAAACCTCAGCCGTAAGGCAAAGTCGTAGGACTATAAATTAATAATAAAAACAATATGAAAGGAGGAAATAAATAAAAATGGCAAGTAATAATAGTACGATAGATGGAATGGGATTTGAAGAAGCTAATCAAGGAAACAACCTTTATGGTAATACTATAAGTGGAGTAAGAGTTGAAGCATTACTTATTAGTGGAACAAATGTTTATGCAGATGCAACAATACATGGAGAAGACATTGTAGCAAATGATACAGTTTCGGATAGTGATGGAGAATTAAAATCAAGTATAGTAATTGAATCAGGAGCAGCAGTTTATGGTGCACAACATCAAGCAGGTTCAGGTGTTTTAGCAAGTAATGATGCATGGATTGTATTTCCAAAATCATATACAGGAATTCCAGCAGTTATAACACAGAATAGAGATGATGTGGATGCAAGTTTACATTTAGTAAATGGAAGTGTAGGAACTGGTAGTTTTTATGTTGTAGGAACTAATGCAACAGATAACTTTAGCTGGATGGCGGTGGGTGTTTAATGGTAAAAGAAACTGAAAGGAGGATAAATTAAAAATGACAGGAAGTACAGTAGGCCCAGTTGAACAAGGATTAACACAAAGCTTTAGACCAACTGCTATGGTTGGAGTTGGAGACCCAGATAATGTGGTTTTAGCAAATTCTGGAACAATATTTAGAGACTACAATAATGATGCACTTTATATGAATAATAGTGGAGGAGTAGGCGCAGGTTCTGAATGGCAAACTTATACTTAGAGTTTTTAATATGCCAACGTGCATGTTTTAAAAACCTAAGACGATAAATAAAATGGTAAGAGATAATAGAATAAAATATTATACATTTGATAGCGTAGATTTAACAGGTGATGCAACTACAGGTTTGATTGATACATATACAGATAATCCACTCAATGGAAGAATTCAAAGTATTTATTTTGAAGCAGGAAATTGGGATGCCACAGGAAGTATAATGATTAGTGTTTCAGGCGTAGGGACAGAAGGTACAATATTGAATCAAGTAAGTGGAACAGCAACTGAACGTCAATTAAATGCGGATTGGGTAGTATTCCCAAGAGTAGCAACAATTGATACAACAGGAGTTACAATATCTGGAGCAGATGGCTATGATGAATTTGCAGAAATTCCAATTTGGTCAAATATAAGAGTACAAACGGGAGTAGTTGGAACTGGTAGTACAGCAAGCGGTTTAACTATTGTGTATATTTGATTACAATGGTATTTGCAACGACAGGAAGCATTGCAACACATATTGCGAGTAAATGGGTATTACCTGCGGGTGTAAGTGGTGCATTAGTTGATACAGTTAGTCTCCAAAGAATTAAGGTTCAGAACTATGCTGGAGAAGACATTAGTGCAGATGCAATTCCAGAAAAATATCAAGATATAATTACTGATTTTTCTAAAGCTGATGCTTTAGAAGAGGCATTCGCATGGGCTGGAACAGTTTCAGTAAGTGGAGGAGTTGTAGTTATTGATGCAGGCACAACAACAAGTGGTAATCTTAAACTCGGTGATATGTCTGTAAGTACTGAAGGTAAATCTCAATTATCTGCATTAAACTTTTTATCCGCTCTTTCCAAAGACACTCCAACTAAAT